ACGCATTCAATCGCATAAGGCCAAGTGCATTCCCTGCCATAGTGATGCCGTTGACGGCACCCAAACTCATCAAAAAGGCAAAGACCAAGCGAAAAGTTTCATTGTCGATCCATTTGGAAGAAACAGCAGCCACGGTTGCTATAAGTTCAATCAGCACGGCATACATCATCCCTCTAAGGTAAACATCTAGCGCGCCTATGGAGGCTAGCCAGACATAGAACTTAGAGTCGACCTTGGTAAAAATAGACCACAAAAGAGCAAAGGATGCGGCAAAGAGAACGCCAAAAAATGTTCCGGAAAAACTATCCGCAGCCAGACCCACAGCAGAGGAGACCTTTTCGGTACCGAAAGCCACGCAGAAAAAGGTAACAATCAGCGCGGCCAGCAAGACCTCGCTGAAGTATCCCCAAATCTCTTTAGCTTTCTCCCTCATGTGGCTCCATCTCCGGATGTATACGATCAATTTCTGCCGTGATGGCAGCGACCACTTTATTGGCTTCTTTCGTTTTCAAATTTTGGCTCAAACCTCTAATAAAGTCACGAAGCGATTTGACGTTTCCTCGTACGGCATCGGTGCCAGATGTGACTTGTTCAAATTTTTCTCCTTTAAGTCCCTCCATGTAGACATCGCCAACTTTGTAGCCCTGCTCGGCGAGCACAGCAGACGCATAAGGCCTGGCGTCCTCTGCCTTCGACATGCCATTAGGATTTTTCATGTCTTGAGTGACTTCTCGAATCCCGCCTCTTACCAAGTCGTCGTACAGGGCTTTCGTGTACCTGTTCAGCTCTGGGTTGGGGAGTCTCAGTGTCAGCTTCATTCGTGTCACTCGGTCAAATGACAGGAACAGCCCGACAATGCCGTCCTTTTCCGGAACGGGTTCGAGTGAGATCTGGGACATCATGCCTTGAGAGAAAACAACCGAACTCAGTATCTTCTCAAGGAAATCTTTCCAGGCAGTCTGGCTCAGCTCTCCAGTATGCTCAACGGCGACCAGGTGTCTGGAAAGGTCAAAAAATACTACGGCTGCGCTGGCCAATGGGGGGTATGAAGCTGATGTGCCGTGGGATATTCCGTCATCAGTAACGATAAGCCCGTCTTTCTTCAAAAGGCTTCTCGCCAAGACGAGGTGTACAAGCTCTCGCCCACCTGCAAGCTCAGTTAGATCGAGATACTCTCTAAGGCTCCACGCGAATTCTGCTGTGCGGGTTTCCTGGGTTGCGTCGAACTCACTGTTGGTACTCAGCTCCAGTATTCGCTTGATCGCCACATCACCACGTAGCCGATTCGATAGGTCAGCGGGAAACATGTCTTCCGCGTCTACGATGTTCAGACGAAAAAGGCTGAAGGAGAATTTACGTGCCATAACAATCCCTGTTCAGGAGTACTTGAAATCTGGGCGCTTTCTGGTCTGCACCTTGGACGGGCAACGATATCACCCTGGCATCGATGCGAGCTACCGCACGCAGGTGGCCGCGAGCTGCACAGGGCCGTGGCGGAGCGGCTGGAGAAGCGGCTGCGGGAGGCGGATAGGGCGGCATGGCGGGTGTTGGTGGGGGCGGGGTGAAGGGTGGGTGGTGGCTGGAAAGAGAAAGGCCCGGCGGGGAGGGGCGGGCCTTTGAGCGGCTGCGTGGTGGTCAGCCGTAGGGGGGGAACTCGCGTATTACCCACCGTTGATATCGGTAGACAAGGCTATGCCGTTGTTTACCTTATGTGCTAACTATCTCCCGCAAATAGCATAAACCGCCACGAATGCAGAAATCAGAGGCATGTGAAACCAAAATACAGCAGATCTAAACAGGGTTTTAAAAAGACTCTCCCTGACACCTTTCAAGGTGGCTGCATCTATGACGAAATTTGCATCTTCATCGCCAGGTTTGGCAGCCTCAAGATTATATAGAGCCCTGAAGGCGCGCTCTTGTTGTAAGAAATAAGCGTGGAAGCCCCAGAATGTAAATCCTGGAGCGATGAAAAGCCAGAATGAGAAGTTTATGCCTTGGTTGGCAGAGAAGGCTAATAATGCACTCAAGATCGTTGCGCTAACTCCTTTAATGATTGCGGCGCTATTGGAGAGTCTGTTTATCGTTCCTTGAAGGATATTTAGTAGCGCTATGCGACGAGAGACTTTATCTGTGGTGCTTAGGGTGGTGGAATTGCTCAAGTTTATCTCCGTTAAAATTGATTGGCGCTTAATTTGTGTCAAGGTAGTTTGCTGTAAATTCTATCCAGAACTTCTGCGCCACTAAGCTTTTCTTCTGCGCAATCAACGAGGACTTTAAAGAAAACAGGTGCGTCGATTAGATCGAGGTGGTCGGCATATATTGGGTGTGCGACGTTTAGTGATTTTGCGAAGGTTTTTTTGCTTTCAAAAGCTTCATCTAATGCACGTTTCTCCATGCTCTTGACCAAGTGGCGCTCTGGCGTTTTCTTTTCAACGAGAGAGCTAAAGAAGAGCTCGGAAAATATCCATGGCGAGTAAGTTTTGTCTCCGTCCATGTATCCGCGAAGTGGGGCGGAGTTATCGGTGTCCAAAAAAATGAATAACTCCGATCTATCAATCATGCTGTGGAGAGCGGAATTGAGAATCATGTGGACGTGCGCAGTGGAGTAATTCCTTTTCTGATATGAATAGCCAGAGCGGTCACTCCATGCGCAATACTCATCATCAATTCCTCTAAGGAGGTCATGTGCGTGCGCCCAAACACAAGAGTCAACGAAAACTTTTAGTCCATAAACATTCTCAAGGAAAATGGCTAAAAAAATTGCGGAATCTTCGTCTGCGTGGGAGTGTGACAAGAAAATGTCAGCCTCAACGTCAGGGAAAAGTTGGTCTGCAATTTTCTTTGCATCCAAGATATCTTCATGCAAAAACAGTTCGTTCAGTGATTCAAAATCGGATTTGCGCTTCTTTTTGTAATCTTTGGATTTATTTTCAATATTTGTATTTTTGAATTCTGAGAATATGTCATTAATTTTGCTAATAGTTATTCCTTTGTACATCTGTTCAGTCCTTTAGTGTATTAAAAGCATCAGTGATGCGCAGGGGATTATTCGGATATTCTGAGGTGGGATAACTAGATTCGACCTGCCAATCTAGGTGTTCTCTCCCATGTGCAGCACCTTTGCTAATTTTGCTGCCCAGTTGACTGCTTGTCCCAACAAGAGCTAATTTTACCCCCGCTGCCGCCAAATCGGCAGCCTGGGATTGGCCTCCCGGAAATTCGTAGGCGGACGCAACCGCCGCTCTTGAGCGGTTTTTTTGCGCCCGCAGCATGGCAACGCCTGCGTTATGGGCGGAGTCGTGTGGGCACCCGAAAGGGTGGCCGGCCCCTACGAGCCGGTAGGCCAACCTGCACGGCTCCGTCCACCCGATTGGCCTCGGGCGCGGAGCTCCACATCTCGTAGGAGTCTCGCCATGCAAGCGCTCACCTTCCGCAACACCCAGCTCGACGTGATTGACCGTAACGGACGCCCTTGGCTTGGGGTAACCCAAATTGGGTTAGCCCTTGAGTACGCCAACCCCGAGACGGCAATCACCAAGCTCTACAACCGTAACGCCGACGAATTCACCAGCGAGATGACCACGCTGATCGACCTGCCCACCAACGGCGGGATGCAGCAGGTCCGCATCTTCTCCCTCCGCGGCGCCCACCTGCTGGCCATGTTCGCCCGCACCGAGGTCGCCAAGGAGTTCCGTCGCTGGGTGCTCGATGTGCTGGATGACCTGAGCGCGCAGGACTCCGCCCCGGCCGGCCCGGCCACTCCCGCCGAGCCGATCCACCTCACCTACAACGACCGCCCGTTCCGCATCGTCCCCGAGGGCGCGGTGCTGTGGTTCGTCGCCGCCGACGTGGCCCACGCCCTGGACATGCGCGACGCCTACCGCATCACCCGCCACCTGCGCAGCGAGCACAAGGCGCTGTGCCAGATCGGCAACAAGCGCCTGTGCCTGATCGACCGGCAAGGGCTGGAGCTGGCCCTGCACCACGCCAGCCCGGCGCGCTCCGAGCCGCTGCGGCTGTGGCTGGATGCTGCCCTGGAGCAGTTCGTGACCGGCGCGGCGCCGCGTGCGTTGCTCGGCGGGTTGTCCGGCGAGCAGCAGGGCGCGCTCAAGGCGCTGGTGGCGGCGCGCATCGAGACGCTGCCGGAAGTGCAGCGCGGCAAGGCAGCCACGCGCTGCTGGTCGGCGCTCAAGGCCAGGTTCGGCTGCGGCTACAAGGAGATCGAGCCGGCACAGTTCACTGAGGCGGTGAGCCTGGTTGCGCGCATCGTGCTCGAGGGCGAGCTGCTGGAGCCGGAAGCGCCGAAGGTGCTCGGCCGGCTGGAGCTCGACTTCCCCATCGAGGACTGGAAGGCGAAGAACCCGCACCAGTTCCGCCACGACAACCCGAACAGCACCGAGCTGACCATCACCACCGGCGACGTGCTGATGAGCGAGTACTCGCCCGGCGAGGCGCTGCTCGGCCAGCTCGCCGAAGCCGGCTACCGGGTGGACGGCCCGCTGTACGAGCTGCGCTCCCTGCGCTCGCTGGCCCGGCGGCTGGACATGACCATGCGCTTCATGGCCGGCCACATGAGGCAGGCGATGGACAATTTCGAGCACGACCACCGGCGCGTCGAGCACTTCAAGGGCGCCAAGACGCCGCGCTGAGGCCGGTGCGCTGGCGACCGTTCGTCGGGGAGTTCGGGATCATTCGGCACCTTTGGGCACCTTTCGGGACTGGCGTTATCCGGGCATTTACGCCACTGCCGGTCGGGGGGTAGAAAGCCGCTACTTTTGTGGTCGCTGCGACTGGCGGCCATCCCCGAGCACCTGCTGTGCCTCAGACCGTTCCCTTGGCGGTCACCCTCTAAACCCCGCTTCGGCGGGGTTTTCTATTTCTGCCGCCTGGCTAAGGAGCGCCCATGTCTACCGATCAACCTCTCGCCGAAATGCCGTTCTGGCTGCTGGTCCTGGTGAGCATGGCCGGGCTGTCCGGCGAGATGCTGCGGGCGTCGGGCAGCAACCTGACGATGCCGCAGATCCTCAAGCGCATCGGCCTGCGCTTCATGGCGTCCGGCATGCTCGGCATGGGCACGCTGCTGCTGGCTGTGTGGAAGTGGGGCGACCTGTATCTGTCTGCTGGCCTGGGCATTGTGGTGGCGGTGATCGGCGCCGATGTGGCAGGCGGGCTGTACACCCAGCTGCTGGCCAAGCGGGCCGGGTTGCAGGTGCCGGGGCAGGGGGGCGAGCAATGAGCTATTCGGTTCGTATCAGTGGTATCGAGGATGCGCTGGGGGCAATCGAGAAGCTGGCCGGCGATCTGCCTGGCCGTGCCATCGCCGATGCGTTGAACCACACGGCCAATCAGGTGCGGCGGCAGCTGCAGGCTGATATGGCCAGTGTGTTCGTCAGGCCGACGCCGTTCACGATCAATGCCGTACGCGTGCTGAACGCCAGCCCTCGCCAGCTTGAGGCGGCGGTGTGGGTGAAGGACGACAAGGACAACAACTCGAAGGGCCAGGCCCCCGAGGAGTGGGTTGCGCCGCAGGTGTTCGGCGGGCAGCGCGCGGTGAAGAAGAGCGAGGAGCTGCTGCGGCGCCGGGGAATCCTGCCGGCCGGGAAGTACATCGCGCCAGGCAAGGGGGCGCGGCTCGATGCCCATGGCAACCTGAGTCGTGGACATCTGATCCAGATCCTGTCCGGTCTCAAGGTTCTCAACCGCGACGGCTACACGGCCGACGCCTCGGCCCAGTGGCGCAGCTTCCGCAAAGGGCATGAGCGCGCGTTCTTCGTACTCCGACGCGGCAATACACCCATCGGCATCGCTGAGCGCCGGGGCAAGCGGATGGAGGTGGTGCTGGCCTTCGTGAGCCAGCCCAGCTATGCGCGGCGCCTGGACTTCTATGGCGTGGCGGAGCGGGTGGCCGACGCCGAGCTGGCAGCGAACCTGGACAAGGCGCTGCTCGACGCGTTGTCCGGCAGCCTGCCGACCAACTTCCGCAAGCGCCCGCAGGCGTATCCGGCCGGGCCGAAGCCGCATCGGTACTGACTCGGCTCGCACCAATCCTGTGCGCCGGCCGGGAAGCTCGAAAAATGCGGGAAACCCTGCCGGGGCCCCTGGGCGGGACGGACGGCAAGGGTAATTCGAACCACGTTTCTGAGTTAGCGGCTGGGGCTGGAAGTTAGTGAACTGGGGTTAACGGGTGAACTCCGGCAGGTAAATGGTTAACAGGTGTCGCCATGCAGGGAATGAGCAAGTCCGAATTTGCTGCGCACAAGGGATGGTCCAAGCCTTACGTCTCGAAACTGGCCAAGCAGGGCCGGCTGGTGCTGACTGCCGACGGCAAGGTCGACGTTGCCGCCACCGAGGCGCTGCTGGAGCGCTCGGCCGACCCGAGCAAGACCGGCGTCGCCGACCGCCACCAGCGCGAGCGCATCGAACGCGGTGTGACTGCCCACCTGGCGCCGGCCGCGCCGCCGCTCGAATCGCCGCCATCGGGCGATCCCGACGAGCCGGACTTCCAGAAAGCCCGCGCCCGTCGCGAGCACTTCCTCGCCCGGCTGGCCGAGAACGAGTCGCGCAAGAGCGACGGCGAACTGGTCGAGCGCGAGAAGGTCGAGCACGCCGCCTTCGCCGCCGGCCGGCTGCTGCGTGACCTGCTGTTCGGCCTGCCCAAGCAGATCAGCGCGGAGCTGTCCGCCATCACCGATCCCTGGGAAGTGGAGCGCCGTCTGACTGCCGGTCTGCGCCGCGTCCTCGAGGACGCCCAGCGCCTGAGCACTGCCGACCTGGAGCAGATCACCAAGCTACGGGACTGACACCATGACCCGCTACGCCGAAGGTGCCGAGCAGTACCTCTCGGCCTACCAGCGAGGCCTGCTGCCCGACCCGGACCTCTGGGTCGACCAGTGGGCCGACGAATACATGCGCATCCCCCGCGAGACCGGCGCCGCCGAACCCGGCCCGTACCGCACCGAGCGCACCCCTTACGCCCGCGAGCCCATGCGCTGCCTGTCGCCCAGCCACCCCGCCAGGCGCGTGGTGACCATGGTCGCCTCGCAGCTGATGAAGACGCAGATCGCCCTCAACTGGATCGGCGGCTGCATCCACATGGCCCCGGCCAACATCCTCATGCTGCTGCCGAGCCTGGGCCTGGCCAAGCGCGTCAGCGGCCGCGTCGGCAAGACCATCGACGCCACCCCGGTGCTGCGCGAGCGGGTCGCCTCGCCGCGCTCGCGTGACGCGCGCAACACCATGGACACCAAGGAGTTCGAGGGCGGCACCCTCTACGCCACCACCGCCGGCTCCGCATCCAACCTCGCCGAGCTGGCCGCGCGCTACATCTACGGCGACGAGGTCGACCGCTGGGACGTGGACGTCGACAACGAAGGCGACCCCATCGAACTGGCCGAGACCCGCGCGAGCACCTTCGGGCGCAACGCCAAGATCTACTTCTCCAGCTCGCCGACCATCAAGGGCGCCTCGCGGATCGCCGACCTGTTCGCCCAGAGCGACCAGCGCCACTACTACGTGCCGTGCCCGCACTGCGGCGAGATGCAGCCGCTGGAGTGGGAGAACCTCAAGTACACCGACGACTACAGCCAGGTGCAGTACCTGTGCTGCACCTGCGGCTGCCTGATCGACGAGCACCACAAGGGCGACATGCTCGCCCGCGGCGAATGGCGCGCGCATGGCGAGGGCGACGGCGAGACGGTCGGCTTCACCCTCAACGCGCTCTACGCGCCGCTGGGTTGGGTGAGCTGGCTCGGCCTGGCCAAGCAGTTCGACAAGGCCAAGGCCGCCCAGGACAAGGGCGACCTCGAACCCATGCAGGTGTTCTACAACACCCGCCTCGCGCGCCTGTGGGACGCCGCCCAGGAGATGACCAAGGCCAGCGAGCTGAAGGCCCGCGCCGAGGACTACCAGCTCGGCAGCGTGCCGCGTGGCGCCCTGATCCTCACCGCTGCCGTCGATACCCAGCACAACCGCCTGGAGCTGCTGGTGCTCGGTTGGGGCGAAGGGCTGGAGCGCTGGGTGGTCGACCATCAGGTGATCATGGGCGACCCGGCCGACGAGCGTACCTGGGCGCTGCTCGACGAGAAGCTCAAGGCGCGCTACCGGCACGTCTCCGGCGTCGAGCTGGCCATCTGCGCGACCGCCATCGACTCCGGTGGCCACCATGCCGACGAGGTCTACCACTTCGCCCGCCTGCGCCGCTGGCGGAACGTGCTGGCGATCAGGGGCGCGAGCAAGGCAGGGAAACCGGTGATTGCTCAGCGACCGTCGAAGGTCGACGTCACCTGGAGGGGTACCACTCACAAGCAGGGCGCCGAGCTGTGGTACATCGGCACCGACACGGCCAAGGACTGGATCTACAACCGCTACGGCATGGGCGAAGGCCCGGGCGCGCTGCACTTCAGCAAAGACCTGCCCGACGACTTCTACGATCAGTGCGTCGCCGAGCGCAAGGTCGCCCGCTACGTGAAGGGCCACAAGCGCATCGAATGGACCAAGGGCAAGGCCGAGCGCAACGAGGCGCTCGATCTGCTCGTCTACAACCTCGCCATGGCCCACATGCTCGGCCTCAACCGCTACCGCGACAGCGAGTGGGCCAAGCTGCGCCAGGCCGTCAGCCAGGGCAGCCTGTTCGCCGAGCCGGCCACCGAGGCCAGCCCGGCGCCCACGCCAGCACCGCAACCCGCCAGTACACCGCCCGCCGCCCCGGCGCCGGTTGCACTTGGCCGCCGCCGCTCCATCAGCGGCTACCTCAACGCACGCCGATAACCGAGGCCACCCATGACCACAGCCGCCCAACGCCTGGCCGAAGTGCGGGCCGCGATTCAGGACATCATCGACCACGGCCAGGAAGTGCGCCGCGGCGACCGCAGCCTCAAGCGCGGCGAGCTGGCCAGCTTGCGCATGCTCGAAGCGCAGTACGCCGAAC